GTCGCTAACACGGGGACAAAATCATTCAGAAATTTCTTTAGAGCTATAACACAACAACCCTCTCTAAGCACAGACGGGATGCTCTCCACCATGAGTTCCGCTCCAGATTCTGGAGGATTTAGCCCATATGAATGGCGGGTTCTCCCTGAGGTAACTTTCATGAATTGGAGGATCAGAAGAAAAGGTAACAACCTAGAGATTCCCCCACACTTTTATGAGGCATCCATAATGGTGAGAGCTTATATCAAAGACGCTATAAGCGCCCAACGGTTTTATTGGTATCTCGATGGAGAACAAAACACAGAAGCTGGAACCCCCTCTATACCAGTATATAGAAACGACCACTACCCTCGGGGATACTACGGCCACACATCACATGTCGCGGGGAGACCCCAATCTCTGTTTTGGACCGACGCAGACACATTAGCCGCCTCTAAGTTTTTTATTGGGTTTGGTAACGGCAAAGTCGTGTGGAACGGCAATTTCGGCAGCACAAATCAATACACTGAAGATTTGGTTAGGCCAGAATTAGATAAGATTCTTGCTTTATGGAACGACAACAACGACCCATTAGATCCAGACTTTAACCTATACCAAAGAGAACTAGCAGCGAAGGCTCTTACTAATTTGGGGTGGGACGAAGGACAATCAAATCTCGCAGGGCTATTGTCGCGAAAGCTTCACGGCGACCGTTGGCTACATGGGGTAATAATGGTGGGGGATGAGGATGTCACCGCTCTTAATCAGAACATTCTAGACCCAAACGGAGACGTAACTACATCCCCAGAGACAGGTAAGGAATGGCTCTCCTTACTCCCCATGCAGACCGTCCTTTACGGTGCCACTCACGGATGGAACCTAGAAAAGCATCTAAGGAGTGAGAGTTGTTGGGGATGGAGTAACAGTAACACTTGGCCTTCTAAAATTGATGTCACTTGCCCAGAAGTAGATGCTGAAGGCAACCTGACAGGCAAAATACACGGGTTTATACTTTTTCAGTTCTGGGAAAACCACTCGGGAAGTAAAGCAGGCCCTAATCGCTGTTTTTACGCTTATACTATACCTTTCAGACCTGACATAACTAGCGCGTTGGCTGATGTAGCCTCTTTACAGTATACCCATGTGTTAGAGGGAACTGTCGCTCCCGCAAGCGAAACGCAAGTTACTTCTGATTTAAAATTTAATTATAGCAACGTGTTAGCGGAAGTTAACAAAGGAGAGGAAGATCAAGAGCCTTTGAACTACTTTAAAAACATATTTATAGATCATGTTTATAACAAGGAGCTTTTCGGACCCTTTTCAGTAATCCCAACAGTAGGAGATACGCGAACAAAGGCTGATCAAAAATACGGGCCACAAAGAATCCATCCTGACGTAGATATGCTTACGCGCTCGGAAGTATTAGCTAAAGGCGCTGACCATTTTAATTTAGAAATGGATCTCGCGACCAATCTTCCCATTGACGAGGGAAGTGACGACAAGAGATATAGTGTGGGGGATAAATACTACTCTAGATGGGGAACTAATTCTTTAGTGTCTTGGAATGAGCAAGCCCTTTCTGCCACCCATACTGTATATAACCCCAACGTAACAAAAGCTTTTATCACATTAAACCTGCAAGCTTTGTCAGATACGTTAGTAAAAAAAGTCGATGATGTAGGTGGTGACTCCGCAATAGATTTTGAGGTAGGAACTAAATTCCCTACAGTTATAAACATAAGAGTAGAAACAGGAACACAAGGAGACTTCAAAAATGGCGCGAAAGGTGGGGAAGAAATTTTTAAAACCTACAATTATAGAATTGTAGCGCTAATCGAAGGGGCGACATTAATTGATATTGGAAACCCTGACCTTACTGCGGGGCCATCTAATCGAGACTTTATTGTTAGTTTAGATGAAGAGAGAACAAACCTAAATGTTCCCTTCGAACTTCCTCCTGTAAACATCATAGATCTGGAAGAGATGGATGTGGAGGGGAGGGTCGGAATTGAGGCAGGAACTATCGACCAAGATAGCGTAAAAAAGAGATTTATCAGGGTCACCAAGTTGTCCTACGAAAGTAATTCTGTCTTAATTAAGAAAATAGCAAGCCTTAATAAAGTCACTGAAATTATTGAGGCAGATATGCCTTATCCGTTTTCAGCAATTGTGGCGACGAAACTGGACTCAAGGGCTTTCGGAGCTATTCCTAATCGTAATTTTGACTGCAAATTAAAAAAAGTTAAAATGCCCAATAATTATTTCCCCGCAGTAGACGGCCTCGACAGAAGATATTACCAAACTATTGATCAGTTTAATGGAGCCTCAAAAGCAGGTAAACTTGTCTATAAAGGAGATTGGGATGGAGGGTTCCACGACCAATTAATGTGGACAGATAATCCTGCTTGGATTTTATATGATCTTCTTACCAATAAACGTTATGGTATGGGATCTCATATTGACACCAGCAAAATCAATAAATGGCAGTTATATAAAATAGGAAGATTTTGCGATGCAGTAGACGACAGCGGTTACTTTGAAGGAGTGACTGATGGCCGTGGGGGTTTAGAGCCGAGATTTTCCTGTAACTTAGTTTTCGATAAAGGACAAAAAATCTATGACGCCATTAATACCATTACTCAAATATTTAGAGGGAAAGCTTTCTTCGGAAACTCTGAAATAAATTTTGTAGATGACCGCCCAAGAGCGTCGGTGAACTTGTTTACCAACGAATCAGTGAAAGACGGCCAATTCTTCTATTCGAACAACAGGAGAGACCAGCAATATAACACTATAGAAGTAGGCTTTAAAGATCGCTTCGATAATTTTGCTCCCAAAATAGAAGTCATAGAAGACGAAGATGACATTAAAGAAAGAGGAATTTTCAAAACCAAAATCGAGGCCGTGGGTATAACTTCTCGCGCCATGGCGAGGCGCGTGGGACAACACCACCTCTTCCATTCCATTGATGAAAACCAAACTGTAGCTTTTACAGCGGGACTCGAAAGTCTCCTCTGTCAACCTGGAGACTTGGTGACTATCGAAGACGAGTTAAAAACTAATAAAGCTAATTTTGGTAAAGTGCTGGCGGTAGATTTAGATGCCGAAACAATTCGTTTAAGTAATACTTGGAACTCTGTCCAGATGAACGAGGGAACGTTAACCGTCTATAATCCCACAGGACGAGATACAATCGAATACACAGACCAGTTCAATGACATTCTGCGGAATCGTTTTGAGAGTTTCACTATAACTGGATTCGGAACGTCCCCCGCATGGGAGCGATACACGGGGGACTATCAGTTTTCAGGTTATACTACGGGTTACAATGTGTCTATTCTGGATGACGATCCTCGTTCACAGCAATACGGTTTATACACGGGGGTTAGTGGAACATTTCTTTACTTTGAAACAGGAGTAACAGGCTGGACATTTGCTTCAGGAACAGGAGCGGGGAATGTAGGGGCTTTTGATTTAGCTTCGGGAGATTTTATTGGATCAGGAACGGGTTCTGAGGGTTTGGTCGATTTCAATTCAGGCTTTCTGGTGGAGTTCGACATGACCAGAGATGACAGACGCTCCCTTACCAACAGGTTTTTCCCATTTTCAGGATTTGATTTAGAGAGCTTTGTCGGACCCTACCACAGGGGAGTTTTGAACTCAGAAATTGCGGAAGCTTCTCCTTCCCAGATGGCCGTATTAAATGTTACGGGCACTATTATATATGATAATGCCCAATTACAATCCTTAGGGTTTAATCCATATGGAACGGTAGTGTCTGGATTCGACAAGCCACAGCTGTTGCCTTTTGTGAAATTAGGAAGTGCGGCGAAATTTGAAATTAAAGACGCAAGCCCGTTTATTTATAAGGTTATAGCGATGAAGGAGGAAGCTCCAAACCAATACCTTGTTAGCGCCACTAAATATGACACGGGGAAATTTAATTTAATCGAAAAAAATATTAGCATAGAAAACCAAGCTAATACTTACAGCTATCAGGTAGCGCAAACTATTAATGGAATCACATATAGCGGCCTAAGTGCCCCCTACATACACTCTCTCACCACAGGACTGCCAGCCCCCGCGACTGACACTTTCACTATTACGGGAATGTGGACTGATGTGGCCGAAGCCACAGGTTTTAATGTCCGTTTAACTCAGCCCAATGGATCAGTCGAGCAAGCCTTTGTCACTACCACGGGTCATGAGTTTGAGGGCTTAGGCCAAGTAGGTGTGTATAATTTTTGTGTAAATGCATTAGGGAATAAAGGTGGCGATGCACAAGTTAATGCAACTTTTGATTCCAGTTATGATTGTTCAGGGATCTTCGTGGTTTACGATGAATTGCTACTATTTAATAGATCTTTTGTTGATCAAATAACAATTTTATAAATAATGGACGAAGGATATATCGTATTAAAGCACACTATAGACGACGGAGCTTACGTCTATGGTTCGGGAGCTTATACTTACGCGACAGGAGCAACTGGTGCGGGAGGAGCGCTCAACTCATTAGCTGTGACCAATGGGTGGAATAAAGTTCGCTTTGTTAATATCGTAGGCACGGGAGAAACATTATTACCTACGTCCTACACCACTCCAGCAGACAACACATATATGTCTACAGGGACAGTGATCGG